AGAAATAAGCACAATACTACAGGGCAGACTTGGTAAGTTGCTTGAGGTAGCAGATCCATCTCTAGAACTTGCTGGCTTTGGAACACTTCAAAGAATGCAGTCTGGCGTTGAGTTAAAGCCACACACAGACCAGCATACTGATCCTTCGATTAGATATGCTGCTATACTATACATTAACGATGACTATAAGGATGGAACCTTGTTTTTTAAAAATAAGGAAAATTCAGACTTAAGGCCAAAGCCAGGCACACTACTGATTTTCCCAGGGAATGAAGAGTATGAGCATGGAGTAAGACATGTAGGAGACGGACCAATAAGATATGTTACGGTTGGTTTTATGAAGGTTACAGGGTTTTACGAAAAGAATAAATACTAAGGAGAAAAACATGGACAAAGAAATACTTGAAGAAAAGGTTTACTATTACACAAATGTAATCGAAGACCCAAAAAAACTTGTTGAGGCAATAGAAAATGACAACAAGGATGAATGGGGCGAGTGGATGGCGTGTAGTGGTCAGCACTATGTCTATGGAACAGATAAGACTATTGCTTTAACTGCAGATGCTAACGAAAAAGATAAGTATATCTATAACACTTTGCAAAAGGCATTTGACGATGTTGCAAGAGATTATGCAAAATCACAAGGAATTACAGATGAGCCAAAGTTATTCCCTCAGTATCCAATTAAGAAGTATCAAGCAGGAACCTTCATGGGTGCACACTTTGATCAGCAAGAGGGAGACGAAAGACTCAAGGTTTCTTTCGTTATGTACCTAAACGATGATTACGAAGGTGGAGAAATATCATTTACTATTAAGTCACCTGATGGCCCAATCTCTGACGGTGGAAAACCAACTGGAATGCCAATATCTTATGGTGGACCAGATCCAGATATGGAAATTGCAAAAAACAATCCAGAGTCTTTTACGTTTTTCGTAAAGCCAAAAGCAGGAAGCGTAATTGTGTTTCCTCCTTCACCACCATATCATCACACCGCACATTTGGTTAAAAGCGGTGAAAAGATTATGGTTCCGCAGCACTGGATTCATTAATTACTTACTGAATTAATTTTGCAATAACTCTCAACAATAAATTGAGGTAGAGTTTTACTTTTTATAAAACTCTGCTATACTTAACACTATTCCGTTTTTGAAAGGACGATACATATTATGTCAGATTTTTTTAGTTTTAAACTTCCAGAGGACTTCGTAGAAAAGTACAAGAGCCAAGAAAGCCCATTTGGGTTTAAGGATGCAGCAGAAAATTCACTTGGAGAAATTACTTTTATTCGTACATATTCTCGTATGAAGGAAGATGGAACTAAGGAAAGATGGCATGAGGTTTGCCGTCGTGTAATCGAGGGTATGTATTCAGTACAGAAGAACCACGCTAAAGAAAACCGTTTACCTTGGAATGACTACAAGGCTCAGAAGTCTGCACAAGAAGCATTCCAAAGAATGTTTGAATTGAAGTGGACACCACCAGGACGAGGCATGTGGGCATTTGGAACTCCTATGACTATGGAGAAGAAAAACTCTGCAGCACTTCAAAACTGTGCAATGGTATCTACTAAGGATCTTGACAAGAATGATCCAGGGGCATTGTTTGCTTGGGTTATGGACGCATTGATGCTTGGTATTGGTGTAGGGTTTGATACAGTGGGACAGGATAAGAATTTCTCAATCTATGCCCCAACAGAACCAGAACAGGTGTTCGAAATTCCAGACACTCGTGAAGGCTGGGTAGAGTCAGTACGATTACTTATCAACTCTTACCTAAGACCAAACCAAAGTATTCAGAAGTTTAACTATGATTTGATCAGACCTCTTGGAGCACCCATTAAGGGCTTTGGAGGCGTTGCGTCAGGTCCTGCACCTCTTATCAAGTTGCATGACCAGATAGACCGTGTAATCGGCTCCAGAGGCGGAGAAACGCTAGACTCTCGTGCCATCGTGGACCTTGTAAACCTAATTGGTACATGCGTTGTTTCAGGTAACGTCCGTCGCTCAGCAACACTTGCTTTGGGTACTGCAGGAGACGACACATTCATGAATCTAAAGAATTCAGAGATGTTCCCAGAACGTAACTCATTTGATCCAGAGAATCCAGGTTGGGCTTGGATGTCCAACAATTCTATTTCAGCAGAAGTAGGAACAAAGTACGAAGACTATGTAGATTTAATTACAGAAAACGGAGAACCAGGTTTTATCTGGCTTGATGTTGCTCGTAATTACTAAAGGATGCGCCAGACGGTAAGGATTATCGTGTGATGGGATTTAACCCATGTGCGGAGCAGCCATTGGAGTCATACGAACTATGTACGCTTGTAGAAGTGCACTTAAATCGTCATGAATCTAAGGAGGACTTCCTGCGTACCCTGAAGTTTGCATACCTTTACGGAAAGACTGTAACACTTGTTCCAACACACTGGCCACAAACAAACGGCATCATGCAACGCAACCGTCGCATTGGTACATCACTTACTGGTATTGCATCATTTGCAGATCAAAAGGGTTTGCCAATTGTTCGTGAGTGGATGGATGAAGGCTACAACAAGATTCGCCACTACGATCACCAATACTCAGAATGGCTATGTGTTCGTGAATCAATTCGTGTAACAACAGTCAAGCCATCAGGATCAGTATCAATTCTTTCTGGTGCAACTCCTGGAGTTCACTGGGGACCTGGAGGAAACTTCTTCCTTCGTGCAGTTAGATTTGGTAATACAGATCCAATGATGCACCTGTTCAAAGCAGCAGGGTACACAATTGAAGATGACGTAGTATCAGCAAATACTTCAGTAGTTTACTTCCCAATCAAGTCAGGTCATCCAAGATCTGAAAAGGATGTAACGCTATTTGAAAAGATTGCTCTTGCTGCAACTGCTCAAAAGTATTGGTCTGATAATGGTGTTTCTGTAACATTGTCATTTGATAAGGAAACAGAATCAAAGCATGTTGTTCCAGCACTTCACATGTATGAGGGTCAACTAAAGGCAGTCTCAGTCCTTCCAATGGGAAATACTGTTTATCCTCAACAGCCATATACTCAGATTACTGAAGAAGAATATGAGTCCTATATCGGCAAGTTGAAGCACATTGATTTTGCTGCTATCTATGATGGAGCAGAAAATCTTGAGGCTCAAGGAGAGATGTACTGCACCACAGACTACTGTGAAATTAAAATAAACAAGTAGTCTTCTGTGGTAAAATAGACTCATAATGTCTACTTCATCAAACCTCTATGCAGAAAAAGCCTTTGCTGAGCACCCTACTGGCCTATGGGCATTAGATGACAAAGCAGACTATGTTTCGTTAATTTCAGAAGCCAATAGAAATATTGCTGACGCCACAAAATGGACGGTAACGGGTGGAACAGTAGCACTATATCCAGAGTCAGTAGACGAACCATTCATTAATAGTTATGTAAGTAGAATAGTCGCTACTCCTACATCTAGTGACTCATCATCAATTATTGCAGTAAGCAACGAGATCATGGACCTAAAAGATCTCAACACTTACTTAAAAACGTTTTCTGTTGGAGGGTGTTTTTATTCTGAAAGTTCTTATATTGCTGGTTTTGAAATTGGATACAGATATAAAGATATAACTAGCGGAGACATGATCACACATTTAAGAAACTATGACACGATCATAAATAAGGATTGGGTTTTTATATCAGAAACATTTGACACACCACCAGATGATTCAAAGATACAATTAGTTTTTAAGATTAATTTTATCGGAGGCTCAGGGACAGAAGATGCCTTTTTGGTGAACGGAATAAGTTTTGGTCAGTGGTCAGAAGAGTTTTCTTCCACTTCTCTTGGAGTAACGCCAATAGAAATTCCTTCAACAATTGCGATTGCTCCACAAAAGGCTGTTGTTGCAAAATGTTACGGACTACAAGAACTTGACGGATACTACTTGATTTCTGACAACATGCTTAAAGCAAAAAATTTAGGAATCCCAATTGTCTATGGAACATCTAGTTTGACAGCATTATATCCAAATGGTCTAAACCCATCAATTATAATTCCTGGACTAGGATTTTTAAATGAGTCTGGAAAATTTAAGCAGTATACTTTAGAAACTTGGCTTAGAGTTAATGCATACACTAATGACAGGAAAAGGATAATTGGACCAATTGCATCAGATGATGGAATCTATGTTGATGGCCCTTCAATTGGATTAAAGATTGGTAGCGAGTATCAAACATACTACGTTGGAGAATGGACAAGGCCAATGCTTGTGCATTTAAGACTTGGAAAAGATACTGCCTCTCTTGTAATTAATGGTCAAGAAGTTATATCTTTTAGTTATGATCCTCAAGTATTGGATTTTCCAGAAATGATACTAGATGGAAAAGAACAGGATTGGATAGGCTTTTATGCACATGAGGATGTTTTCCCAATCGACATAGACTGTGTTGCAATTTACCCATACGTTGTTCCTACCGCAGTTACAAAAAGAAAGTTCGTATTTGGCCAAGGGGTAGAAATACCAGAAAACATTAACACATCATATAGCGGAACATCTGTTTTTATCGATTATGCTTTTGCAAATTACTCTGCTAACTATCAGTATCCAAAAATAGGTTCTTGGAAGCAGGCCTTTAATGATAACACTTTAATTCAAAGCAAAGGCTTATCGGTATCAAAGAACCCACTTCCTCAAATATTTTTATCTTCAAAAACAGAAGAAGAGTTGTTCTCAGCCTGTAATGCTGTACAGTCATCAGACACAGAAAACTTTTTTTCATTTAGGCCAAATTCTACATGGAACACTGTTTCTGGACACATATTGTTTGAAAATTTTGACTTCCTAAAAAGTTCAGTATCTGCTTTTTACGGATGTTTTAGACTACCACAATCGTCTTCTCAAAGACAGACTTTGTTTAGAATTGAAAAAGAAAATAGCAATAGTTACTTTGCGATAGAGTTAATCAACAATCAAATATCATACTTGATAAATTATAATGGAACTCTGCAGACACTCTACTCACCTCTAGTTGCCGATCCAGGAGAGTTGGTTGACGTTGGAGTAAATATCCCAGCATTTGTTGAAAGATTCGGAGATCAAGCATCAGACTTTTTCGGATCTTTGTCTGACCTAAGACTGTATGTTGGTGGGAAAAAAGACAACACTTCTACCTTTACGGGCAAGATATACAAGATTGGATTTTGCACAAAATACAATTTTCAAAAAATCAGAAGGCTGTTTAACGAAATAGGCGTTCCTGTATGGAATGAAGATTTGTTTGATGTATACCAAAATAATCAATTAATAAATATAGACGGTGGAATAGACACAACATCAATGCCACCATCTGGAGGACCAACTTCAACGGCTAACGGTGCTATCTCTGGTGGTGGAGTTTTTGTTAACGAAGAAGATGCACTAATGGATCATGTTGCAAGTTATACACTTGTGCCTACTAAGATTTTTGATAATTACAAGTTATCTGTATCTGCAAATGCATACTGGGAAGATCAACTTCCTTTGACATATTTTGCAGAGTCTGTTGTTGATCAAAGAGGAGACCAGTATTTTGACCTTGACTTTATTCAGTTTAACATTGATTATCCAGCAACATCAAAAACAATTGCAATAGAAACTGACCCAGTGGATTGGACATATGCAGAACTTGCAAATGAATACGGTCTTCCAGTTCAAAGAACCTATGAGTCGCTTGACAACTATTTATTTACTGGATACAACGACTATGAAGATCTTAAAAATAAAGTAGCAAAAGATTATAGATATGATACAGATGGAGCGATTGTAAAAAGTTATGTAACTTTTCAATATACTGAGTTGGGTGCAAATGCGACCCCATTCTATTTTACAAAAACAGAAAGACCATCCAGAGATGGCGTATTAGTTCCTGGATCAGACTGGATGACAACAAAGTATGAGGTTGTAGATAATATGATTATCTATCCTCCTTCTGGGGTAGACTTTAACGATCTTTCTATTGTTACTCATATTGATATGAATGTTACAGATTCAAACATAGGAAATGTTATTATTAAAAAACTTTCTTATGCATCACAAGCATTAAACGAATCTGACGCAAGCCCAATTGGAACAAGGTTTGGAACTCCTATTTACCCTTATACAAAAACAGGAATTTACTATGATTTTAAAAGGCAAAACCCATTTTCAATATACAGTGGATCATCTTCATACCTGTATCTAACAAAGACAAGTGGAATACAAGTTAGGGGAAAGCATGACCCACTAGTAAATAGAGGTCTTCTAATTCCAATCAATAGTAGCAGGGCAAATGATTTTAAAGCAATTGCAATGCAGATGGCAGTTAGATTTGATGGGGATTATTTCCCATATTCTCCTACACAAATATTTGAAATAGAAAGCAAAGACGCATATATAAAGTTCTACATGGTGGCAAGTGATCCAGAAGGCAGAAGAGCAAAAATTTATGCAATCGATGCAAAGACTGGACTAGTTCAAAATGGCATAGGGTTTTATTGGAATGGCAAGGCTGTAAAAGATCCAGTCTTGACTCTTCAGGAGTGGGGATTCTTAGGTATAAGTTTTGGTGATAGCCTAGTGTTCTCATCTTTCGAGGGGGCAATAAGATTGACTGGGCCACTGCTGTTTAATAGCATTTCATACTATCAGTCAACAAATCTGCAAGAGGTTCAGAATGTTTCAGACAGACCTTGGTTTAGAGTTAAGGTTCTATCTGGTTTGCCACTAGACTGGGAGTTTTGGAATTCTCCTTCATTTAACTGGAATAAGGTCCTTGTTTTGGCAGAAAAGAGTTTTTATGGGGTTAATCCATCAGAGGTTTATAAGAGTTATACAGGAACTAACAAGATAATTGTTGGGGACAATATTCCTGTAGGGTTAAAGGATTACGGATACTCCGTTTATACGGATGTCAACTGGGTCAAATACGTTGTCGATCCAGTTTAATATGGTATACTTATGGATATGGATTCACTAATAGACCCAAAAACTGGTCAACCAATTGTAAAGAATGTTAGACGACAGGTAATTGAAAAGAATTACGACTGGGGTCTTTATGTGTACAAGAAGGCTAATGGCAAGTGGTTTACAGATGGCAACGGCTCTGTTCTTAATATTCCATCAGACAAAAATGACATTTCTAGAATTGCAGAACTAAAAAAGACTGCAATGTATTACGGAGATCCAGGAGATGGAACATGTGTATTTGTCCCAGGACTAACAAGAGTAAGCGAAGAAGAATACTCAGAGCAAGTTGACAGACTAAAGGCTGGACTCATCCCTTCTCTAAATGACCTTGGTGCTGTTCAGGCAGCAAAGGACACTATTGCTAAGTATGGAGACGAGGACTAATCATGCAGGATAATGAATACGAAATTGGTGCAAGAATTGACGAAGCAATAAAGAAAGACGATCAGTTTTCAAAAGCAGACCCATTTAATGGAAATTGGGATGCTTTAAAATCTCTTGACGGACTAGAGGCAAACTTTAAAAGAAGAATAAGCAGATCAGCAACAAAGATGGTTGAGCCAACTACTCAGTATACAACTGCAGCACTTGCTGGAAAAAGCGGTATTGATGGAGCACAGTCAAAAGAGATCAACCCAGGTCTAGTATATGTAAACGGCTATGGAATGTTTGATGTTATTACACCACCATGGAACCTTTATGAATTAGCAAACTATTACGACACATCATTTGCAAACCATGCAGCAATCGATGCCAAGGTAGAAAACATTGTAGGTCTTGGCTATGAGTTTAAGGTTTCTCCAAGAACAATGATGAGGCTTGAAGCATCAGAAGATAACAGCGCAACGCAAAAAGCAAGAAAGAGAATTGAACGAGCAAAGATTGAAATGCGTGACTGGCTAGAGTCTCTTAACGATGACGATTCATTTACAGCCACAATGGAAAAGGTTTACACAGATCTTCAGGCAACTGGAAATGGCTATCTAGAAATCGGTAGAACAACTCGTGGAGAAATTGGATACGTTGGACACATACCAGCAACAACGATGCGAGTAAGAAGAATAAAAGATGGCTATGTCCAGATCATTGGAAACAAGATTGTTTACTTCCGTAACTTTGGAGCAAAGAATCAGAACCCACTAACAACCGATTCTAGACCAAACGAAATTATTCACTTCAAGCAATACTCACCTCTAAACACCTTCTACGGAGTGCCAGACATTATGTCGGCAATTAACTCACTACATGGAGACTCGCTTGCTTCACAATATAACATTGACTACTTTGCAAACAAGGCAGTACCACGATATGTTGTAACACTAAAGGGTGCAAAACTTTCTGGAGATGCAGAAGACAAGATGTTTAGATTCTTGCAAACAAGTCTCAGAGGGCAGTCACACAGAACTCTCTACATTCCACTTCCAGGTGATACAGAAAATAATAAAGTTGAATTTAAGATGGATCCCATCGAAGACGGTATACAGGATGGCTCATTTAAAGAGTATCGTAAGCAAAACCGTGATGACATCCTAGTAGCACACCAAGTCCCATTATCTAAACTTGGAGGGGGCGATTCTGGATCTATTGCAGCAGCACTTGCACAGGATCGCACCTTTAAGGAGCAGGTTGCAAGACCAGCACAAAGACAGTTGGAAAAAATGATTAACAAGATCATTCGTGAAAAGACAGACATCATTGAGTTTGTATTTAACGAGTTGACTCTAACAGATGAGATTGCACAGTCTCAGAT